GATCCAGAAGAGAATTCATAAAGTGCCTCAATATTTTTACAATGAATCCACAACTTTTCTCTATGTTTACTTAACCACAACCAATCAACCATATACTTTGGTTCATCATGACCCAAATAAAATTCTTTAGTTATGTCATCACATCTAATATCAATCTCCACATCATAACCTTGAGAGATTGCATTTTCAATGTATTCTGGGTTGTTTTCCATCAATGAATCGGGTCCATTAATGTTACCACGATGTGCTATTAGTTTCATCCCTTATAGTGCTCCAAGAAATAATTTAGATCTTCAGGGGTGCCAATTCCCCACATTCTTTCAATATTTTTGATACGAATCTTCTTACCATCACCAATTGCCTCATTGAAAACTGGGCAGACATAGAACTCACCATTAGTTCTGACGTTCTTTTCAATCATCTGCTCGGCATATTTTACATAGTCGGAACCTTTCTTCCAAAAATAAATACCAACTGTTGCATTATCACTAATTGGTTTTTTCTCAGCAACTTCAGAAACAAATCCATCTTCATTAACCTTAGCATAAGACCACTTGGGATGAGTTGCCTTGAAACTAACAATACCACCATCAATACCATCAGCGTTAAATGCATACAGACATTCATTACTATTCCACTCCACAAACTGATCGGAGTTTGCCATTACAAGTGGAGCATCATTATTAATGAACTCTTTGGCAAGTAAAGTAGTGCAGGCAGCACCTTCGGTAATACCATCTACCTGAACGATATTACAGTTAGGAGCAATCAGGTTTAGAAGATATTGAAGACTATACTTTTCATAGTGTTCCTTCTGAACAATAAATGTATAGTTTGCCTCAATATTCAGGTTCTCTAATACCACCTGAATCATTGGTTTACCATTTACCTCAATCAAAGGCTTAGGGAAGGTGTATCCAACTTGCGCAAAGCGACTGCCAGCACCAGCCATAGGAATAACAACATTCATTTTATCAGATTTCCAAGGCACAGATGTTTCTTTTATAGTTGAAAGAATTCTCATACATTTTTTTATTTTTTCTTCATTAAGATCGTTTCTATTTTCAATTGAAATCAAATGAGATCCGCTGTCAGATGCACCCTGTCTACCAATATGACTATCTTCAAATATAACTGTAGTTTTGGGCAAAGAATTACATACAGTCATACACTTCCAATACATTTCTGGAAATGGTTTATTTCTTACCACATCTTCGTTACTAACATAATAATCAACAAATTCGAGCAAACCAAGTTTAAGTAAAACGATCTTTACTGTATTACGAATACTATTACTAGCTACAGCAATTTGATATCCTTCCAACTTAAGTTTTTTAAAAAACAAAATTAATTGATAATCATTATCCAATTTAGAAAATATCTCAATAGTTGCTTTTTGTTTATCTTCCCATACTTGAGAATATTTTTCTTGTGGAAAATTTTTCTTCTCAGTTAAAATTGAAAGTTTTCTTGAAGTAGGAAGTCCATCATATAAGCTTAAATGTTCTTCTCTAGAAATAATATATTTTGAATTTACGTTTTTAAGAGCACAATTAAGTGCTTCATAATGCATTTCTCGACTATCAATTAAAACACCATCCAAATCAAAAATAACAAGATTATTAATTGTCATGCTCTACCCAACCTATGTTTTACAAAATATTCAAGACCACCAGAATCAACCTGATTTACTTTAGATTTGAAATCTCCTTCAATGCTATATTCAGTAGGACAATATCCTTCTTGTTTGAGAACTTCTCCAAATATTTTTTCCCACATGGCACATTCAGTTTTATTACCTACTGTTAAATTTTTAAACAAACCTTTCTTTTCCATATTTTTAGCAATCCTATTCTTAACAATAAACATTGGACCAAAGCAACCCACAACACTACCAGTTATAGGTCTTTCATAATCAGAATTGTCCAAGATATTCCAAGAATATGGATCATGTTGAACCTCCCAATTCATAACATGTTCAGTAAAATACATTAACGAAAAACATTCAGTTTCAGATTCAATAAATTTTTGAATGGACTTTTTAAAAGTTAACGAGTCATGAACCAAAACATATGTATCCTCATCAGGAAAATTCTTATATGCTTCATAAAAAGAACCACATACTCGATTTTTATTTTTACAATCAAGAATTATTACATTATCATATTTTTGAATGTCCTGAAAATATGATTTATCTCCCGAATCAGAATCCACAACAACTACTTTTTCATTTGGATGCAGTTCAACTATTGATTTAACACATTCTCTAATTGGTGATTTTATAGGAATTGCCTTAGATGGATCATGATTTGGATGCTCTTCTCCATCATATTTACAAGAAATAATAAACATAAATTGCGCCTCAATTCACTGAATATTTATCTGAAGGAATGGAAGGCCATCTCACAACAATCAAATCAACATCACTTAAAAATTCTACATCAGAAACTTCATTTGGTTCATAGATCCACATATCTCCTGCTTTAAGATGTTTGCCAGAAGCAATCAATTCACCACTAACAATATAATTTAATTCATTAGTAACTTTATGATAATGTGGAAAGGTCTCTTGACCCTTTGTATGTTGATGGTGAGCTACTTCAAAGAAAGGATTTTTAAAAATTGATGGATCAAAATCACCAACAAACCATCCTGCTTTAAAATCTTTTATATTAGATTGTTTCATTCTAACTCCTGAATTCTAATCTGGTGTCTTCCGCCATCAAAAGTATTCTTTGAGGCAATGTTTAAATACCTTGCCAATGTTTGTTGATCCATATTCTTCGCCGGAATAGCAAAGAAGTTTGCACAATTATGACGTATTGCCATCTCCATAGCATACTCATTATAAATCAATGCAGAACGAATACCCCTATACTTATTAGCACAAACATTAACACCTTGTCCAGTCCTACAGAATCCAAATCCAAAATGACAATCCTTCTCTTGGATTGCCTTTACTGCTTGAGCAATAAAATCTCTGTAGTCACAATCTTTATTAAGGATAGTTCCAAAATCAATATACTCTAACTCATTAGCATATAGAATCTCTTTAAACTTTTCTTTTGCATCAAATCCAGAATGATCTGAGCAAAGAGCAATTGGTTTATCCCCAATCCTCTGAATAACATTCTCCTTATAAAAATGATACTCATCAGGAGTTCCGAAGATGTGCATCTTATCAACAGGAGAAGTCTTAATCTTCTTTCCATCCTCAATAAGCAGATTATAAAGAGGTGAGATATAGAACTCATTGTTAGTTCTCAAATCTCTTTTAATCATCTCTTGTGCATACTTACAGAAATCAGATCCTTTCTTAAATCCATAGATCCCCACACAAGCATTAGGACTAATTGCTTTCTTCTCTGCTGTGGATGTTACATTACCCCCATCATCAAGCTGTGCATAGCTGTAGTTAATAGAATTAGATTTAAAAGTAAGAATAAGTCCGTCTGCATCCAGATCATTTAATGTATGTGGATCAAACTTTGGTCTAAATTCAATATCCAATGTATGAATTACCAATGGAGCATCATTATCAATATACTCTTCAGCATAAAGACAGCTACACACTGACCCATCTGTAAGTTTATCAAGAACTACAATCGTAATGTCATCACCAAACTTCTTCTTTAGAAGTTCATCCATATGATGATTATAAACATGCTCATCCCGTACCACAAAGATTAGATTACAATCCTTATAGTCAAGACAATCTAAAGAAATATCAATAAGATGTTTATCCTTGATATTGATTAATTGTTTGGGAACTTTAAACCCTTCTTTAACAAAGCGACTTCCCAATCCCGCCATAGGGATAAGAATATTTGGTTTCATGTTGAATAATATTTAAGAATTTCAGTGGTCTTTTGATGAGCAAATTCAATCCAAGTGCGAATATCTGTGTCCCCTCCAAGTAATTTATATAGGCAACAAGAAGCAAAGATATCACCAGCACCCAGAACATTTACATTCTTAAGCATATCATCTTCATGCAATTTCCAAAAGAATTCATCCTCACCATTGGAACAGATACTACCTGTTGCGCTATGGAGTATAACCCATCCCTTTGTTGCCTCTACTAATTCAGCAAAGTCATCACAATCCTCATCAGATATAAAAAGATAATCTACATACTCAAGCAATTCCTTCTTTAAAGGCTTACCCGGACATACATCTGCTGTAATTATACCATCAAGTGCAGGTATAAAACCAGTCCTTGACATCTCATTTAAATATATTAAGTGATGTACCTGTGATGTAAGAACCTTTGGACTAAAATGCCTAAGGTTTAAACTTGGTTTCGATACCCTTGTCCCTGCTTGCTTATCAATGTAAATAAGTGCTTGACCAATATCAATAGGAGACAATCCAATCTTGAGACTACAATCCAATTCAACAAGTGCTTTCCATACATTTGCCATTGACCCAAGAGTCTTCTTCTCTTTCTCCCCCTCAGTTAGAAGAGTGTCAATAGTCAAATGTCCATATAACGAAATATCATACATTAAAACTTTTCCTTTATATCCAAATCATAAATTCTATCAATTACATCTTCATACCTAATTTTTGGTATAAGATTCTTCACCTCTAAAGATTCATAGAGATGCATAAGAACATTATTTCCTCCCTTTACTAACATCATCTTTGCATTATCCTTTACTATCTGCGGAGAATTCTTTACACAGATTGGGTATCCAACCTTCCGCATAATACCAATATCAAAAAGATCATCTCCAACATAAGCAGTTTCTTCTGCAGAGCATTCATATTCTTCTAATATATCATCCAGATAATTCGCCTTATCACTATGAAAACCTTTTCCACGATTTACAACAACATGTAAATTTCTATTCTTTAATATCTTTTCATTATATGGATCTCCAGTAATAAAAACTACATGCACTCCAACAGCACGAAATCTTTTAATTGCTGTCCAATCCTTGTCACAAAAAATCTTTAATACAACATCCCCCTCACGATCATAATATTTGGTGCCATCAGTCATGACACCATCAACATCAAGAATAAGTAGTTTAATCATACAACTACCTGTACTTCCTCATCATCTGAAGATTTCCGCTCAATTTTCTCAATTAGATCAACATTATTAGATGCTATTCCCAATCCAAAAGAATTAGTCAAATTAATTTTAGGAACTTCTAATTGTTCAAAGAAAGCTCCTACACCATCTGGATTAGAAACAGTATCATGAAAAAGAATAACCCCATTCTCCTTCAATAAAGGAGCCCAAGTATCACAATCATTCTTACAATTTTGATAATCATGAAGACCATCAATATGAAGAAGATCTATTTCCTTATCCCACGTCTTTGCAACATCATTAAAGTAATCCTTAATGATTTCCAAATTATCAATCTTTAATTTTTCTTTAATTCCCAAAACAAATTCATAGTCTTCATCAACTCTACCCGCATAAACTGAAGTATCAAAACAATCAATTCCATATACAGGATTATCCTGACACATTGCTAATACAAATGCAGAATATCCATAATCTACTCCAAGTTCAACAGTTACTTGAGGATTGATTTCCTTTACCAACCACTCAACAAATTCTCTATGGCTTGTAGGAGGATAGTTCCATCCAGAAGGAATACTTCCAAGAATCTCATCTACTTCTGTATCAGGAAGACCTAATGCGTACTCCCTAAAATTATCTTTTTTATTCTCAACCCAAGAAAAATTTTCAACCATTTAATTGCTCCTCAATCCAATTGTAAGTTTTACTGATTCCTTCTTCAAGTGGCATTGAATAATCCCACTCAAGTTTCTCACGAATGAGATCATTACAAGAATTCCGTCCACGAACTCCCAATGGTCCCTCAATATGCTGTTTGGTTACATTTTTATTAGCAACCTTTGCAGCAGTATCAACCAACTCATTAATAGATACCATCTCTTCAGAACCAATATTAACTGGTCCCATAAAATCAGAATCCATTAACCTTCTGGTTGCTTCAATACATTCATCAATGTACAAGAAGGAACGAGTTTGTATACCATCTCCCCACACTTCAATACATCCACCTTCTTCTGGGAGATTGGCAACCTTACGGCAGATTGCAGCTGGTGCTTTCTCTTTTCCACCATCCCAAGTTCCTTCTGGTCCAAAAATATTATGATAACGGGCAACCCTAACAGGAATACCATAGTTGCGATTGTAAGAGAAGTACAATCTCTCCGAAAAAAGTTTCTCCCATCCATATTCACTATCTGGTTCTGCTGGATATGCAGATTCTTCCCTACAATTTGGGTTGTCAGGATCAAGTTGATTATATTCAGGATAAATGCAAGCAGAAGATGAGAAGAAGACCTTAATCTTCACATCAGTATCTCTTATTGCTCTAAGAATATTAAGATTAATCGTTGCAGAATTATTCATTACATCTGCATCATGCTCACCAGTAAAGATATACCCAGCACCACCCATATCAGCAGCGAACTGGTAGATCTCATCCATCCCCTTTACTACTTCATCCACCACACTTTTATCTGTTAGATCATTTAAAACAAATTCGTGTGCTTGAGTGGAAGAAAACTCAGGATACTTGATATCTACACCGCGAACATAATATCCCTCAGATCGCAGCCTTCTTACCATATGGCTCCCAATAAATCCACCCGCACCACATACAAGTGCAGACTTTTTATACTCACTCATAACTCAATACATTACTCCTTTTATATAGTATACATCATACACATAAATTTTTCAAGCCCTCAAAAGATTCAATAAAAAATCCCCTCTCATCTCCATGACAAGGGGTAGTAATGACATATGCATCATTTAAATTAATTTTTGTTGCTTTCATTATCAAAATATTTACCTAAAAGTTCGGGAGAATATTGTTCAACTCCTTCTACCTTTTGTTTATGTTCCCTCTTTTGTTTCTCAAGAGTATAAACTCTATTCCTTAATTCAGTAGAAGAATATTGATGCTTTCTTAAATGGTAATGAAGTTCAATATTGTTATCAATACAATATTGCTTACCAGTAAAGTCTCTACCCTCATATTCATCACTCAAAAATCTAATATTAATAGTTTGAGTTTGAATTAAATTAAGTAGATCTGCTTCTGTCTCATACACAAGAATCTCATCAACATATTTACAACCTTGCAGTTGAACATAACGTTCGTAAACAGACTGTGTTGGTTTATTCTTAACGCCAGGACGATCTATAGTAGGATCCACCTGAAGTGCGACTATCAAATAGTCACACAACTGCTTCTCCATCTTCATCATTGTTACATGACCAGCATGAAATAAATCACAAGAACTACAATTAAATCCAATTTTCATAATAAGAAATTAATATATTAAAAAGATATTTTTCTACTAAGTCTTGACGTAAGATCATCAATCTTTGCATTCAATGCATCATAACCAGCAAGTCCCTGACGCGCCTCAAATATCTCATTCTTTACTTGCTCAAGTGCTGCAGTATCACTAGTACCACCACCATCACACTTATCATGTGCTTGTGCTTTAAGTGCTGACACTGCTGCTTCCAATGCTTTTAATCTTCCTTCCACA